ATGCCACTCACAGACACCCGCGTTAAAAACGCCCGCCCACAGGATAAGCCCTACACATTACAGGATGGTCAGGGGCTTTACCTCGAAGTCAGACCCACCGGCGCAAAATACTGGCGCTACCGGTACTGGCTCACTCCCACCAAAGATGGTCGATATACTATCGGCGAATATCCTTCCGTTTCCCTTTCCGATGCGCGCCGCGAGCGCGAATGGGCCCGCGAGCAGGTTAAGCGCGGACTTAACCCCACAGACGTTAAAAAACAGCAACGCCAGCGCGCCGAAATCGAATCGGCCAATACGTTCGAACTTGTGGCTAAAGAGTGGATTGAGAAGAAGCGTCCTACCTGGACGAAAGGAACCTGTGAGCAGGTAGAAAACTTTCTGGCGATAAACTGCTATCCGGCATTCGGTAACAAACCAATCCGCGATATCACTGCGCATGAAATTCTTGCGGTGTTAAAAAAGATGGAGAGCCGCGGATCGACGTCTTCCGCGTTAAAAGTGCGGCAATGGTGCTCGGCAATTTTTTGTTATGCGGTTGCCACGCTTCGCGCCGACTCTGATCCGGCCGCCGCCCTGAAAGGAGCAATTATTCCGCCGAAAACTGAAAATTCCCGTTGCCTGACTGGTGACGAGCTGCGCAAATATTTTGCTGCAGCGGAAAGTTACACCGGCCACACACAGACGAAATTATGTTTACAGTTGTTACCATTCTTTTTTGTGCGCCAGGGGGAGCTGCGCGGGGCGGTGTGGACAGAAATAGACTGGGACCAGAATCTGTGGGTGATCCCGGCTGAGCGAATGAAGATGAGCCGCCCACACTCAGTTCCGCTGACGCCTTACACCCGATCTCTACTGGAGAGGGCGAAGGCGCTGGCCGGAGATAATCCGCTTATCCTTCCCGGTGTGAAGAATCCCCGTGCGCCACTGGCCGACAGCACCATTAACCGAGCTATCGTTTACCTGGGGTTTGCAGCGAAGCACATTACAAGTCATGATTTCCGTGCCACCGCGTCAACCACGCTATACGAAATGGGATTCCGGCGTGAGGTTATAGAAAAGCAACTGGCGCATGCCGAAGCTAACCGTGTCGTTGCCGCCTATAACCACGCCGAGTATCTGCCAGAACGGCGAGAGATGATGCTCGTCTACGAGTCCTGGCTTCGAGGTTTTATGCCTGGCTCTGGCTCTTGATTCGCTCGATGTATGGCACGATAGACGATTCAGGCCACTTTGAACGCGGCCCATCCTTCAGAGGGCGCGGTAGTTCCCCGCAACTCACCTTTCGGTAAAGCGTGGCGCGAGACATGCTGAGAACGTCGCATACAGCCTTTACGCTTAATAATTTTTCCATTGATGCTCTCCACTGGCCCCATCCGGGGCCGTTTGATATTTCGTTATCAGCTGTCACGGCGCCATGCGAATGGCAACGGTTCAGGTAAAATCCACAGGTGGCGCATATTCGCCACGTTCACCACATCCCGCTCGGCGGGGTAAACCTCGACCGCATCCCGGTCTGCATAACCCACTGCGTTTTTGATTTCCTGCAGTGCGTCCCAGGTGATGCCATCCTTCCAGCGCCCGTTCATTCCCATACCGGTTGTGTTAACGGACAGGCGGATCACGTCTTCCTCTTCCCGGAATTCCTGCACCAGAAAATATGAGTTGGCCCATACATGGGTGCGTTTCGGGTCGTGGAGCTTTTTCGGCCACTGCGATTCCGGTACCTCTTCAAGACAACAGATCATGGTTTTCCCCTTAAACTCATCACAGGGCTTGCCAGAGCACGTAGCCGGCGCGGTTTATCCATCGGCGTCGCGATGTAGCTGTGTTGGCAGTTCCTGATCTCGACGCGAAGTTTGGTCCCGTCAACCCGGATCATGTAATCCACGCTTTTGCCTGTTATGCCGTAGTCCCCGAAACGCTCGTAATGCTCCTGGAGCGCTGCGGCGCAAGCCTGTCGTGCCACGGGAGATTGTTTGCTGCCTCTGTTAATTAGTCTCATCGTTAACCGGGAGGGCGAACCCTCCCGCCTCCCTTAGCCGACATACTCAGGTTTCATATCCAGCAGCGTGATGCTGAATTTCTCGTACAGCTCATCACCCAGGTGGCGTTTCGCCGCCGTCAGGGTCTGCTCAGCCTTCGTGAACAGCTCAGCAGCTTCCGGTTCACCCGGCTGCGGAAGAGAGTTGATCGCCGCTTCGACTTTGTTGCGCGCATCCACCAGGTAGTAGCGCTTCACGGCTTTGTTTTTCAGTTCAGTAAACAGGGCGGTGCCCAGTCTGGCTTTCGCTGCTTCGATATCAACACGTACAGCTTTCGCGCTGTCGACGTCTTCAGCAGTTTCAATGCGGTCGCGGAAATCATCGGCCAGGGTATCTATGTTCGAAGTAGGCACCTGTGCGCTGGTGGTACTCACATCGCTGGTAATTTCTTGGACGCTCATGCGCGGAGCGGGCTCCGGATTAATAACTTTCTCCTGGCGTTCTTCCAGTTCGTCCGGTGTGTAAACACCCAGAATGACGTCAGGGCAGTACAGCCGGGCCCAGCGCTTAACGGCAAGATAAGCGAGCTGCTGGCGGGGGTCGTCTGCCCAAAGCGGGGAGTTGCGCACACGAGCCTGAGCGAGCAGCAGGTCAAGTTCACGCGGTTCGTCTTCACCTTTCAGCCGGGCGCGGATGATAATGCCGATCCCGGTTTCGTCAGCCATTGTCCAGCCGGGTACGCGGTATTCACCTTTCTCGCCTTTTTTGATACTGAATTTACCGATTACATTTTCCCACGGGCCATACCACTCATATTCAAAGCGGGTGGCCAGCACGCCGCTGCGTGAGATGACGGCATTCACTAACTGAGCTTCATAGCTCAGCGCACCGTTAATCAGGTGGGTTTTCTGAGCGACCGCAAAGGGATTCATCTGCCACTGCGCTGCCTGCATAGCGACAGCCATGCAGTCAGCCGGATTACCCTGCAGGTGACGCGGTACCGTTGCTGAGCCCTGCGCCATCATCTGGGCGAAAGAACTGATGGCATTCAAATACTGAGAATCAAAAAGCGCGATATTCGAATTAACGACTGCGTTCTGGTCGGCTGCTACTACGTTTGTGTTTTCCATGATCTCCCCCTTATACATTTGCCAGACTGCGCAGCGCTTCGAGACGGCGCATGTCGTAATCGCTCAGTTCGTCGGTGTAATCGTCAACAATCGGGGCTGGCCATTCGCCGGTATCGAATGCGTTTGCGATTGCCCGCATGGTAGTGCGGTACTCAAGCGCACCCAGCTCAAGCAGTTCCTGGCTGGCTTCGACAATGGCTATCCAGTGGTAACCTTCGTCTTTGTTCACGAAAATCCAGAAGAACTGATCCAGTGCTGCTGTTTCGGTATACATGGCCGCACTCAGGTGATAATCGCGGTCAATGATTTCGCGGTGGAGCCGGGCACGCAGGCCAGACTGCTTCACGTTCCACATGCTTATCGTCTTGAGGTCAGCCCCGATGCGGATGCCGTTCATATCGATTTCAAGGTCCGGGCGTACGCGGATTTCCAGCCCGGTTTCTTCGTCGATCCCAAAATAGCTGACTTCAACAGCACGCCCCGGGTGCGTCAGGAACTTACCGGCGGTCGGGTGGGCCAGTAACGCTGACTGAATGGCCCGGGCGGTCGCCAGCTGCTGGCGCGTTACCAGAATTTTTTCCTCCGGGTTTTCGCGCCAGGCATCCAGCAGTTCGTCGGCGAACACGGCGTCAGGGTTAACAGCCTTCACGGCCTGAATCAGGTCGGCTTTGGTACCGGATACTTTAAGCGGCTGCGGCTTCTGTGCTTCCTGCGCCACCAGGTCAGGATTAATGATCGCCAGTTGTTCGAGTAACGCATCACGGCTGCCGCTGGTTTTCACCGGCGCGGGCAGGGTGGCGTTGTATTCTTTGATACAGGCTTTCATTGCGGTCGCCGTCTGCTTCTGGTCTGCCGAGATACGCTGGAACTCAGCTGGCAGCGTCATATAGCTCTGCGCTGTCTCTTCCAGACCGCCGCCCAGCGGTACCGGGGCGGGCAGTGTGGCGTTGTTCGCCTCCAGCAGTGCTTTGATATCTTCAGCGCTGAGTTGCGGTGCCAGACTGGCGTTATGTGCGTCGATAAACGTGCGCAGCGTTGCCGTGGTGGTGAATGCGCCTTCCGGGATTTCAGGTTCAATACTGAATTCTGTGTGCAGGTTCTCCGGTTGCAGTGCCAGCGCATGCACCAGGTTACCCATATCCAGCACTTTGGACTGCTCGCGGGAAATGGTCTTTTCAACGTGGCGCGCATTGAAATACATCAGCGATACGCGGGCATCTTTCACCATGGTGGAACTGATGCCGTTCGCGGCGTGGTAAACGTTGTTCGGCAACCCTTCATAGCGGCCTGGTTCGAAGAAAGCCGGGTATTCTTGCGCTGGTGGCTCCTGATGCACTTCTGGCTCGACCTGATTCACTTTTTCGGCTTCTTGATGCGCGGATTCGTCACTCTGATGCACATTTTCCGGTTTTTGTTTCACATTCTCCTGATCATGATTCGCCAGGCTCGGCGCTGCGGCCGCGAAAATTTCTGACGGCGCTACGGCATATGCCTGCGGATGATCTGCATCAGCGCCTTCGCCTGCTGAAACCGGTGTACCAGCCGGGATTTCGTTACTGACAGCCGTTTCCATCTGCACATCTTCGGTAATCTCCAGTTCTTCGCGCAGGCCTTCGGCCATTTCCTGATAAGTGGCGTCGCCCGTTACCGGGCCGTTGTCCGGATTAATCGGGGTGTTACCGGTCAGCCCTTCGATAGAGAACACTCCAGCGCCGAGGTTTTCGACCTTAGGCTGTGCTGCCGCTTCTTCAGCCCGGCGACGCGCCCCTTCTTCCCGGACGCGCTGTAAGTTCTCTTCGTGAGTACAGAAGGATTTACGCGGCGTTTTATCCCATTTCGGATCCGCCGGGTCGCTGATACCCTCAACATATTCGCCTCGGTCAGCGGCCAGTTGTTTATCCAGGGTTTCACGGCTAAATTGCGCAGCCTCCACAGTTGCAGCATCTGGCTTGGCATGCTGGTGTTCTTTCAGGTTTGCGCTGATGTAGGTTTGCAGGCTGACCGGGAAATGATGGACGTTTTCGGCGGCACCACGGATCAAGGCGAAAATGGCAGCGCGCGAATAGTCCAGGATGCCCGCTGTTTTGCGCAGCGCTGCTGACCATTCCCTGAACGGGCTTTCTTTTTTCTCAATGATTTCTCTGGCGCGGCGGTGAATGGATACAGGCATGTTGTAAATATCGAAATCCATCGGCAGCGTCGCGGCTGCAATTTCAATATCCAGCGTATCCAGGGTGTGCGCATAATCCTGGCTACGATCTGTCGCGATGCCGCCGCCAGCATTCGTGCCGGTGTCTGTGCGCTGAATGGCGGAAATGCGATTTCCTTTGGCCCATTCCTTCACAAGCAGCCCCTTGTCGATATACGCGGTTTCGCTCCAGGCTTTCAGGAACTGCAGCATTACGCCAAGCTCAGGCAATTTTTTATCCTGCGGGAACACTTCCCTGACCGCGTCGGTCAGTTTCCATAGGTCGTATTCCCTGACGTCTTTCAGGGAAGGGGTGTTTTCAGCGGCCAGGAGCAGGTTTTGTACGTACGAGTTATCCACGTCCATTTCCAGTGCGATAAGGGCATTTTTCTGCTCTGCCTGGATGTGGTAGGCGTATTCGCTTTCAGAGATAAACTGAGCGAGTAGACGCTGGCGGAATGGCAGGGTTGCCACGGTGATAAGCTCTGGAATTTCCGCATTCTGCAATTTCTGAACAATGTCAGTTGCGGAGGCGGCGGTAGTATTAATTTCAGGCCAGTCATGAACGATGTCAGCCCACTCTTTAACGAGCTGGGAGCGATCACCCGGGTCAGCTTCCACCCAGGCTGTAATAAATCCGTTGATGGCGCTTACTTCGTGGTTCTGCTCCAGTGGGAATAATTCTTTTACAGCCTGAATGAGTTTCCACTCAACATGTGCAGACAGTTCATCAATGCCTGGTACCTCCCGGCAGGCCTGCAGCAGATTCTGGATATAGATATTGCTTTCGTCCGCCTCAGCTGCGCCGATCTGTACGTGCACAGCTTCACTGATTTCTTTTTCTTCAGTGCCGTTAAGCAGGTGTGCAATCAGGCGCTGCGGCAGGCGCAGTCGTGCTACCGGGCGGAGCAGTGCAGGGGCGTCAGCTGCTGGAGTACTGGCTTTAGCGGCAGCGTCTGCAAGCTGCGCGCGTTCGTCCTGAATATTTACGGATTCAGCCGGTTTCGCTTTTGGTAGCCAGGTACGCCCGTCTTCCTGCAGTTCGTAACGATCACACCAGGTAAAGTCGACGACGCCTTCTTCCGGCAGATCATTTACCACCGGGAAATTAGTCAGGACAGGAAGCTGGTAATCATGGCCACGACCCACTTCGATTTCAGCATCTTCGAGAATAACCTGCGCCTGGAGCTTGGCGCGTGCTTCGGTTTTGGCGGTGAACCAGAAAATGCCGTTTGGCTTTTTAGATTTCTGGCTGGCCTTTATCAGATTGAAGAATTCCATACTGTTCCTCATTTTTGGGTGTTAAAATCCCCGAGCCATTGATAGCGCCCATTGGGTGTTGTTTTGGTTTTCCATATTTCCAGCGTGCTTTGGTCGGTCCGCTGGACGTAGAGCCCGCCTTGCGCGGGTTTTTGCGTTTATGGCTCGTGAGCCATCTGGTCATGTTCGGCGCACTGCCTGGAGCAGTACTGCCGTTCTTCTCGGGCAAGCATGTTGCCGCGCAGTAAAAGCAGGGTGCTTTTCACTTCGTCGCCTGGCTGAAGAGGTTTTTTGCAGTAGGCGCATTTCGCACCGGTAGTTTCCTGTCCGTGAATCATCGGATCACCCCAGCCATTCAGTAAAACTTCCACAAGACAATCGTTAATACGTATGGCGCCGCGCATGGTGCGCAGGTAAACGTATTTGCCGCGAACCGCTGACACATTCCAGGTGTGCCCGTCATGCTTTGCCAGCATTCCCGGAACCACACACTGGCGAATAATGTGCATCGTGCCGTAGTGTTGGTTAACCATCCTCTCCCCCTCGTTACGCCTGTCTTTTAACCACTTCAGGCTCGGTGGTATGCTGGTCGCTCTCACACAGCCAGAAAGGAAACCTATGAGCAACTCAATCGAATTAACCCGCATTACTGAGGTTATTAAGCATCACGAGGAGCAACTTACAGCTCATCGATTTGTGATTAAGGCTCTTTTGTCTATTCAAACCCCGGCACAACTTAAGCTAATGAAGGAACTAATTAATAATTCCCTTGATTTTAAAGAGCATGACCACAAACTGATTAACGACAGTGTCATGCTTGAGCATCTCGAGGGAGTTCGTCGCGAGATGCCTCACTTATTTCCTGGGATTTTTGACAAGGACGAATAAACATTCCTGGCCGCATCGCTTAACTCCCTTCTATCGGAGAACGAAGCTGGATTTTTTGCCTGTTCCAGCAACTCCCGGCGGCTCGAGTTTGCAGCCGCCATTAAACATTCCGCAATGTCACTAAATTCATCTCTCGTTAATCCAGCCGCTCTCAGTTCGGCCTGAATGAACTCCACCGCTTTCACAGACACTTCCAACACAGCTTTTGATTTATCCATCTCATCCTCTGCCCTTATCGCCAGGCTGGCGGAACGTTTATCGGAGCAACGCAGCGCGTTGTTGATGCTGGAAGTTTACTCATTACTAAACGTTTGTGTAAAGTGTTTGATAAACATTTTTCGTTTAGTTGACGCTAAACAATTAAGATTTAAGGTTTTTTAGTTTTGAATTGGGCTGATAGGTATAAAAAAACCGCCCATAAGGCGGTTATATTGAGATTTTTTACTTACTTACGTGAGGCTAGGAGTTCTTTGAAAAGTTTATTGAACTTCTCGTACATACTTTCAAACTCTATTAGCATCTCTTTTTTCGTGGAGTCAGGGAAGCTGCGGTAATATTTGATTAGTTGAAGTTCATCAGACGTTAGTACCACTTCATTAGGGCGCTTTTCGCCTTGTTCACCATCCTCATCCAAATATCCAGATGGCATGCCGTAGTCGTTTTCGATTCTTCTGGCTGCTCTTTCCCCAAAGGAGCTCTTGCCATTTATCAACTGGGATAAATAGCTCTTCTCTTTTTCTGGCAGCGATTTATCGGCGAACCACGCCTTGAGCTGCATTCTTCTTATTTCTGCTTTGGTCATTAGCGCATTTTGATTAGTAAATTCTAAACAAGCAAATACTTGACTATAAGGTTTAGTAATTAGTAAACTCATTTTCACACCTTAGAAGGAGAGTATATGCAACTCAAAGATTACCTTTCTCAGCAACGTGGTAACGCTAAATGGCTTGCCAAAAAGCTGGGGATCTCTATGTCCTTTCTGTCCCAGATGGCCTCCAGCTCGGCGCCAATTTCTCCTCGCCGCGCCATAGAGATTGAACGTTATACGGACGGCATGGTTACTCGGGCTGATTGCTTGCCAAGTGAATGGGTTCACATTTGGCCGGAATTTACTCCTCGGTCTTGTAAGGCGGCGGTTAACGAAGCAGCACCTAAGGAGCAGTAAATGCAATCACTTCAATTTCAACAGAGTACCGGAACAGTTCCGGTAACGATGATAAATCGTTCTCAGGCGAAGCCGGAATTTACTCACCAGCAGCTTCGTGCGGCTGTTCGTGCATGGGCGGCTGCAATCGATAACCAGGACGTGGTGGCCGGGCTGATTGTTGAGGAATATCAACTCAGCGGCGGCGGCCTGGAGTTCCCGGTCGAAATCAACCGCCAGCGTCAAAAGCTATTCCGCTGGCTGGACGGTGATACCGATTACGCACATGCAAATATCCGCGAGTTAACTCCGGCAATTCTTAACGTTCTCCCGCTCGAGTTCCGTACCCGACTCATTCCTCAGGAAGACATCCTTTCGCGCGTAGCGACGGCGATGAAAGAGTGTGCGGAAGCCAAGCAGGCCGTGCTGATGAAAGCGCCTGAACATCAGAAGATGAAAGAGGTTAGCGAGGGGATCGCGTCGTTGTTTCGTCTGATGCCCGAGCAGGTCGGTCCGTTGATGACGATGGTCACGTCGATGCTGGGCGTCATGTAACCGGGGCCGCTTATGAACCATGAGCAGTTTATCGAGAAGCATGTCCGCGAGGAGCTAATCCGCCTGGGTTTTCCGGTGCCGGTGGCTCAGGGGGGGGGCATTCCAGGCCGTGGATTTATACCGGCGTATGTCTCAGGCAAGCCGCAAGGGGAAAATTTTCGATGATGTTTTACGACACGCGAAATTGTGGGCAGAGAAACAAACCACGTCTGCCGACAGGTTCGAAGAAAAGCGCGTTAAGCGCAGCGAACAGCGAGGTCTGTTCTGAAAGGTTGAAGACCGTGCTGGTGGAACAGCAACGGCCTTCGGGTGCAATAACTGGAAGCGATTGCGAGGTCATTATGACAAACACCATTTTAAATTACCAGGCGCGGGAGGCATAGCTATGTCGAATGTCGCCTACGCCAATTTTGCGGCGCATTCCGCCGACAGGAGCAACCGGATGGAAAACCAGAAGACCGGATTCATCCCGTTGTACCGGAGCGTGCTTAAACAACCCTGGTCTAAAGATGTTTTCCTGCGAACGCTGTGGGACAACCTTCTGCTGAACGCCGCCCGACAGCCGTACACAGCGAGTTTTAAGGGGCGTCAATGGCCACTGCAAACCGGACAACTGGTGACCACCTCAGCCGATCTGGGGCTGAATCTGTGCGACCGTAACGGAGAGCCAGCGAGCCGCCATGCGGTGGATCGGATGCTCTCATTTTTTGAGAAAGAAGGCATGATTTCCACCGCCGGTGAACGTCGAAAAGGCACGGTGATCACTATCACAAATTATGCACTGTACGCTCAAAAAATAGACAATTTGCCCGCGCATAAAGCCGAGCATAACGGCGAGCATAAGGCCGCGCATAACGAACCCAGTGACGGCGCGGGTCTGGATGGTGATGCCGCGCATAACCCCGCGCAAATAGCCGCGCTTAAACCCGCGCATCATGAACAACAAGGTAATAACAACAATAAAAACATTAAAAGATCTTCGTTTCGGAATTCTGGCGAATCCCGTAACGACGCCACAGAAAAATTTCTCTCTCGTCACCCCGAAGCCACTGACGGAATTTACACCCCGTCAGGCAAATCCTGGGGAACGGCTGACGACCTCAAAGCCGCGCGCTGGATTTACCAGAAACTCCTGGTGGTCAATGCCAGCCTTTCAGAACCGAAATGGGTTGAATGGGCAAACACTGTTCGCCTGATGCGCATGGTTGACCGTCGGACTCACCGCGAGATTTGTGAGCTGCTCGTGTGGGCCAGCGAGGACGATTTCTGGGACAGCAATATCCTGAGCCCGTCCGGCCTTCGCAAGCACTGGGACACGCTGACCACGCAACGCGCACGTAAACCGAAAAACTCCCGTGCCAGCGCAGCGCCGCTGGATTTCGATAACACCGACTGGGCGGATGGCCTGCTGCCATGAAAAACATTGGTACCGAGATGCGAAACTTCGATCGTGAGCACATGCGCCGCGTCGCGATGGGTATGCCGGAGCAGCATTCCGAACCCCGCCAGGAGCATGCCGCCCAGGTATTCAACGAACTGTTTCGCCAGCTGCGCGCCGCGTTCCCGGCCAGCATGTCCGTTTTTAAAACCCAGGCGGATATCGACGAATTCCGTCGCCAGTGGCTGCTGGCTTTTGCAGAGAACGGGATCACCAGCTTCGCCCAGGTCGACGCTGGTATGCGCATTGCCCGCACTCAGGAAAAACCGTTCATGCCGTCGCCCGGCCAGTTCGTGGCATGGTGCCGCGCCGAGGAGAGCACCGCCGTGGGTCTGCCTGACCAGAACGAGCTGGTAAAACTGGTTTATGAGTACTGCCGCAACCGCAGCCGTTACAGCGATGCCGAGTCGTATCCGTGGCCTGACAACGACATCACCCCGCGCACTGTGAAATACCGCGCCAGCTACTGGCTGGTCACAACCCTGTACCAGCAGATGCGCTCATATGGGCTTACTGACATGGAACTTAACCGCAAAGCCGGTGAAGAGCTGGCGAAAATGGTGAAACGCATTCGCGCTGGTGAAGTCATTCCTGAGCCGGTTGCGCGTTTGCCTGTGCTGGGCAGCAAACCTGTTACGCGTGAACAGGGTATGGCGAAAATTCAGGAAATCCGGGCGAAGTTCGGGCTTAAAGGCGGGAGAGCTTAATCATGCGCAGCAAAGATCAGATTGCAATTATCACCTTTCTCGAACAGGAGAAAACCGCCACGCCACGTCGTCTGGAGCGCCGGCTCGGATGGACCAACAAACACACCCACGCAATTTTGGGGCGGCTGGTTCGTCTTGGCATCGTGAAAAATATTGGTAAGCCAGCACACCCTGAATACCGACTTGTTCAGCGCTGGCAGGCAAAAATTAGCTCACCTAAGGCTAAGAAATCTAAACCCGCAGCGCCGTCCGTAGTGTCAGTATGCCGCCAGAACTGGCAGGGATATCACCTACATAAAATCTTCGGGAGTGCCCGCGCATGAATGACATGACCCATGAGCAGTTAATTCGCGCCACCTACGTGGTCGCAAAGTATAAAGACCCGGAGACAGCGAAGCTGCTGAACGAACTGGCGGGGCGTCTGGATTGTGCGCTGGTAGCGGCGCGTACGGCTTGCCTGGAACGTGACGCCGCTGTCAGAGCCGAAATCGAGTGGGAGACGGCCATGCGCAAGGCAGTTGGCGAAGACGGCGTAGATGACGTGGTTCTGGCAATCGAAAAGCTGAAGGCCGGGCGGGATGCGCGCGTATTCGCAGCACAGCTTCGCGGGAGCCGGGTATGAAAGAGCGCGGCATGATTTTTAACGGGGAAATGGTGCGCGCCATTCTCGACGGACGTAAGACGCAGACGCGACGGATTATGAAACCGCAGCCAACTCCTTGCACTCTTCAGAAGGGCGGGCATTGGTGGCCTAGTAACGTATTTAAAACAATGCTTCATATCGAAGAAGAGATGCAGAACGGAAAAGGCGGTTGGGGAGGATTAGTTGGTGATGCTTGCCCCTTTGGCGATGTTGGCGATCGCATTTGGGTGCGCGAAACGTTTGCTACTGGTTTATCCACAAAATCTACGCTGGCCTATCGTGCAACTCACAAGCGTGAAGATTTGGAGGATGGTTTTTACGACACCATCAAGTGGACGCCATCTATCCACATGCCGCGCTGGGCCAGCCGTATCACGCTGGAGATTACCGACGTGCGAGTGGAGCGCCTCGCCAGTATTAGCCAGGAAGACGCAGCGAAAGAGGGATATCCAGCCAACCCTGAGCCGTACGGTGGCAGCATGGATAAATGGCTGTGGTTCCGCCAATTGTGGGATTCCATCTACCCAGAGCAGTCATTCAGTCACAACCCGTGGGTTTGGGTGATTGAGTTTAAACGTGTTGAAGGGAGCGAAGCATGAGCAAATCACTGAACGCCCGTTGCATCCGTCGCTGGGAATTGCAGATGCGCGATGTATGCGATTCGAAAGTAAATCCGTGGTGGCGCAAACGTGATCTGCGCGGCTATATCCGGGAATGCGGATTAATCACCGCGTACTGCATGGTTGAACGAATGGCAGAAGACAACGCCAAAGTTGACTATCAGGGCGACACATTCGGATGGTCGCCGGAGTTTTCAGCCTGGTATGACGAACGCCGCGACCAGTACCTGAAAGAGGCTCGCGATTACCTTAACGAAGAAGCCACGACGGATGAAATCGACGAAGAAATCCAGAACGAGCTGGAGGCCTGGAATGACTGAGCATGTCATCCTCGACATGTGTTGCGGGTCACGCATGTTCTGGCTCGACAAAGCCGACCCGCGTGCCGTCTTCTGCGATATTCGCGCCGAAGAGCACGTGCTGTGCGATGAGCGTCGCCTGGTGATTAGCCCGGATGTTATTGCTGATTTCCGCGCGCTGCCGTTCGCCGACGCTACGTTTCCGGTTGTGGTATTCGATCCGCCGCATCTTGAACGTGCTGGCCCGAACGGCTGGCAGGGCAAAAAGTACGGGAAGCTTAACCGTGATACCTGGCGCGAGGATTTGCGTGCCGGATTCAGGGAAGCTTTCCGCGTTCTGAAACCCAACGGTGTGCTGATTTTCAAATGGAACGAGACGCAAATTCCATTGAGCCAGGTCGTGGCACTCACTGACGAGAAACCCGCTGTCTGGCAGAAGACCGGGAAAAACGACAAAACGCACTGGATAATTTTCGTCAATAGCGGTGCTGGTGCCATAAGCGACGAGCCTGATTACTTAATGCAGTACGCCACAAAACGCATCGTAGAGCTGGAAAGCCAGCTGCTGGTGGATGTGCCTGAAACCGTCTGGCCCGCTGAAGTCGGCATGGTTTATTCGCAGGTAGAAAGCGCCGCGGATCTCCCGGCGCACCACCAGCGTCGCCTGAAACATCACATCAACCGCATGTGGCTGGAAAAAATGCCGGTACCGGCGATCGTCACTGCTGCCCGTTCGCTGGCCGCTGCCATGGAGAAATATGCGTGAGAGAAATCATCGTTGATAATTTTGCCGGAGGCGGCGGGGCATCTACCGGTATTGAGCTGGCGACTGGCCGCAGCGTGGATATCGCCATCAACCACGACGAGAACGCCGTCGCGATGCATACCACCAACCACCCGGATACCTTGCACTACTGCGAATCGGTGTTTGACGTAAACCCGATGGCGGCGACGGCAGGTCGCCCGGTGGGGCTGGCATGGTTTAGCCCGGATTGCCGCCACTTCTCTAAGGCCAAAGGCTCAAAGCCAGTGGAAAAAGAAATTCGTGGTCTTGCGTGGATTGTCATTCGCTGGGCGCTGGCGGTGCGGCCACGCGTGATGATGCTGGAGAATGTTGAGGAGTTTAAAACGTGGGGGCCACTGCTGGCGGCAGAGATGCGCCCGGATCCGACCCGCGCAGGTGAAACATTTGAGGCGTTTTGCGGGATGCTTTCCTGTGGTGTTCCTGCCGGGCATCCGGCACTGGCAGAGTGTTGCGAGTTCCTGGGTATTGCCGCCGATGGGGAGCAGGCGCAGCAGCTGGTGGCCGGGCTCGGATATTCTGTTGATCACCGCGAGCTGCGGGCGTGTGATTACGGCGCGCCGACAATCAGAAAGCGCTTTTTCATGGTGATGCGGTGCGACGGCGTGCCGGTGACCTGGCCGGAGCCGACGCACGGCGATCCTAAATCGCCAGCAGTGCAAAACGGTAAGCTGAATGCCTGGCGGACGGCGGCGGAATGTATCGACTGGTCAATCCCGGCGCCGTCGATTTTTGACCGCAAAAAGCCGCTGGCAGAGAACACGCTCAAACGCATTGCCCGGGGCATTCAGCGGTTCGTGATCGACAATGCGTCGCCGTTTATCGTGAAGTGTAATCACACCAGCAACCGAACCAGTTACGACTGTTTCCGTGGGCAGGCGCTGTCGGATCCGCTACAGACCATTACCAAAACTCATGGTTATGCCATCGCCAGGCCCGTGATGACACCGCTGTTTGCCGGAACAGGTGGTTCTGAATTCCAGATGAGGCCACGCCCGGTTAACAAACCGTTCTTTACTCTGCTTACGCAGAACCGGACCAATGTCATCGCCCCCGTACTGGCCCCGCTGATCGCCCGCCAGTTCGGTGCCAGCGTGGGCCACCGCGCTGATGAACCGAGTGCGACGATAACTGCTGGTGGTGGCGGTAAATCGCAGCTGGTGTCAGCATGCCTTGCCAAACACTACGGCGGGAACTATCAGGGGGCGGGCGTTGGTCTGGATGAGCCCGTGCATTCAGTAACAACGGTGGATCATCACGCACTGCTAACAGCGCAGCTCATGGTGAATAATACCGGCCATCCTGGCGGAGAAGCCGACAAGCCCGTACATACAATCACAACCGGCAATCATCATGGTCTTGTCACTTCGCATCTGGTGAAGCTGCGTGGCACATGCAGGGATGGACAGCGGACAGGCGAGCCGATGCCGACCATCACAGCCGGTGGCCTGCATGTTGGAGAAGTCAAAACCATGCTTGCGGTTGAGTCCTACGACGAGCAGCGAGCGGATCAGGTGCTGGCTTTCCTGCACCAGTACTGTGGAGACGATTACGACGGACTGGTAACCGTGGATGGCATCGTTTACCGCATCGTCGATATCGGCATGCGTATGCTGCAACCGCATGAGCTGTACCGGGCGCAGGGCTTCCCGGAGTGGTACATCATCGACCGCGACTATCGCGGCGTGAAGTATGCCAAAGACAAACAGGTGGCGCGCTGTGGCAATGCGGTACCGCCGCCGTTTGCCGAGGCGCTGGTAAGAGCAAATCTCCCCGAATTGTGCCGCATCAGTGAAGAGGCGGCCTGACAGTTAAACCCGAAGCCACTAAAACAGTGGCTTTTTTATTCAATGGGTTACACCACATTAACTTTTCAAACCTGTGTCGCAATTTGTGCGTTTATCAAGTTGATCATTCTCCCGTATGGGTGTACTGTTTATTTATACAGTATTTTTATGAGAGGGATGATCATGAAGGTTGAAGTCACTATCGAACGTACAAAAAAACTGCCTGATGGCGCGATCCCGGCGCTGGAAAACGAACTCTTAAAACGATTAAACAAGCGCTACGATGGGTGCCAGCTGACCATTCGCCGGGCACAAAATGACGGGCTAAATGTTATCGGTGGCGATAAAGACGAGATCGCAAATATTCTGCAGGAAACCTGGGAAAGCGCTGACGAGTGGTTTTACTGAGTGTTTTTTATTGCAGCCTGCAGTCCTTTGCCAAACCACAAATCATCCATGCGCGGCTGCTGAATTTTCGACAATTGCGTCTGTATGTCGCTCAGGGGGATTTTGTGGATTTAGACATCGCCGAAGCGGTAGACATAATCAGACAGGGAGGGCGGTTCGTTGTGAATTGTGAACAGGGCCGGATCACCAGTCTGGAAAGGGTACGCGACAAACAACACCTGCTTACTATGAATGAATTTTTGGAAATGGCTGTCGAGGCAGGTCTTATTGACCTTCGCAAGCAGAGACTGCCATAATCTACTTACCGCCTGAACAGCGGAATCGGAGCAGCAAAGCGCCACGGAGTGAACACCATGGCGCACTTGCAATTAATCAAGCAATCATCAGGAATCCTGATCCCGGCTACGCCCGAGACCAGCGATTTTCTGCATTCAAAATGCAAGCTCGGTGCGGTACTTGAAGCTGAGTTCCGCCAGCTACGCAACCCGGCATTTCACCGTAAGTTCTTCGCGCTACTTAATCTGGGATTCGATTATTGGGAACCGACCGGCGGCGCGATATCTTCCAACGAACGCAGGCTGGTTAACGGTTACGCCAGATACCTTGCCGCCTTTGGCGGGAACGAAAGCGCGCTGATGGATGCCGCTGAGCAATATCTGGAACAGGTGGCCAGCCGCCGTATTACAAACGGCATCAGCCTGTGCAAATCCTTCGACGCTTATCGTGCCTGGGTAACCATTGAGGCCGGACATTTCGACACCATTCAGTTGCCTGACGGCACCCTTCGCAAACATCCCCGAAGCATTTCTTTCACCAGCATGGACGAAACAGAGTTCCAGCAGCTCTACCGGGCCGCACTGGATGTGCTCTGGCGCTGGATATTGTCCCGCGTGTTTCGCGACCAGCGTGAGGCCGAGAACGCCGCCGCGCAGTTGATGAATTTTGCGGGGTGAATATGGCTAAAAAACCTCGTCGAAAATGCATCCACTGCAGGGAGTGGTTTCACCCGGTACGTGATGGGCAGGTTGTTTGCTGCTACGAATGCGCAAGCGCTGTAGGCAAAGAGCTGACCGCAAAGAACCAGGCCGACGCTATGCGTGCTGAGAAGAAGCGCCAGCGCGAAGAGGAGAAAGAGCAGCGGGCACGCCAGGCGGAACGGCGACAGGCAGTTAAGCCGCTCAGCTATTTCATCAAACAGGCTCAGCAGGCTTTTAACGAATTCATCCGGTACCGCGATCGACACCTCCCTTGTATCAGCTGCGGGCGGCATCACGACGGGCAATATCATGCCGGGCATTTCCGCACGACCGGCGCGAATCCGGAGCTGCGCTTTGACGAAGACAACTGCCATAAGCAGTGTTCGGTCTGTAATAACCACCTCTCCGGCAACCTGACTGCCTACCGTCCAGCGCTAATCGCCAAAATCGGCCAGGCCCGCTTTGATGCCCTGATGGGTCCGCACGAATTACCGAAATGGAAGCGCGACGACTACATCCGGATCCGCGATGAGTACCGCGCAAAACTCAAAGTACTAAAACAGCAGGAGGCCGCATGACTACCGAAAATTATTACCAGATTGGCTGGGCCGCCCTGCTGGCCATCGGGTACGTCCTGGACTGGTTCGAAACGAGAGGAGGAAAATGGTGAACAGAGAAAATTACAAAACAGACGTTATCCGCCTCCGCTGGCAACGTCTGCGAATTTACCACTTTCGCGGATCGGTTGTGACGGATTACCGCATATTGAGAAATTACATTAAAACAGCACTGAGGATTGCCGGATGAATCTGGAATCATTACCGAAGTACTATTCGCCCAAATCCCCAAAGCTGAATGATGACACTCCAGCAACTGGTGGTGATGCTCTATCCATTTCCGATGTTATGGCTGCCCAGGGCATGGTGCAGGCCGAAGCCCCGTTAGGGTTTAACCTGTTCCTGGCGAAGATGGGCATTCAGGATCCGCAACCAGCTATCGAAGGGCTGATGAATTACGCGCTGGCGTTAAAAAACCCGGTATTGAATAAGCTGAGCGAGCCAACGCGCCGTGAGATCGTCAGTTGCCTGGTCAGGTTTGCCTACGCAGACTATTCACGATCGGCGGCAAGTAAATCTACTTGTCCTCAATGCGAAGGAGTGGGCCAGATCTCCATTGAGAGTGTGACGCGAAAAGTTACCTACCCCTGGGGAAAAGCGCCTTACTGGGCCAGCAAATCCCGCGCCGTTCGTCCATCTGACTGGGAGCGCTGGACAGAGGTTAAAAGCATCGAGAAAGTTAAATGCGACTATTGCAACGGGAAAGGGGAGGTCAGTACCGCCTGCCGTGGCTGTAAAGGTAAAGGTACCGTGCTTGATGAAAAACGCACCAAACTGCTGGGCGTGCCCGTGCAAAAGGTATGCGGTCGCTGTAATGGCCACCGCTTCAGCCGCGTTCCCACCAGCCTTGCCCGCGCGGTTGTAGAGCAGTTAGTGCCCGATCTGACCAAGCATCAGTGGTACAGCGGCTATGCCGACGTGATTGATAAACTGGTAACGAAGTGCTGGCAGGAAGAGGCTTACGCCGGGAGACTTTTGCGCAAAGTCACAAGATAGAAGCATGTTTGTGAATTATCGAAACGCAATGCTTGCAAAATTCGGAAAATCTGGTTAGGATTTTTCCAACGATGGGCATTGTATGTTCAACGTTTAAAACCCGCCATAGAGCGGGTTTTTTTATTTGCCAATCGCTTTAATATTCAACATGAAATAATTAGCTTTAAAAGCTTTAGCAAAAAATGCTATTTTCTAATAGAGAATTTCAAAGCAAAAATAAGCTGTATATATATACAGTTGTAATCATGGACCTAAAATCCATTACCCAATAGGTAATTGCAGCGAACAAGTAGCTATCGTGAAAGAGCGTCGTTCTAAACGTCGTCGATCATGACGCCATCTCACGTATTAAGAGATTGCTTAAAGTGTATAGCTAGCTATACACTGACTTTAATAACAGGAATTGCTGTTTTTTTTTGCGATCCTAAAGCCACATAGAAATAAGGATATCGAGATGCTTAAGATTCGATTTGATTCAGAAAAGGCTTTAGAGGCCATTCTGTATGTCGCCTCTAAAGCCCCTAATCCCGACCTTTATCATGTGGGGAAAATTTTATACTTTGCTGATCGTGCTCATCTTGAACGTTATGGACGTCTAATCACTGGTGACGAGTACAAGGCCATGAAAGACGGACCGGTCGCCGAAAACACGTACGACATCATTAAAATTGCGCAAGGGAAAGGTCGCTTCATACCGAACGGAATTGAGGTGGAGGATATTAAATCGGCTTTAAGAGTCTATGAGAAGCCCGGTAAGTATCGCGTAGAACCCCTCAGAGCATTTAATGAAAATGTTTTCAGCGACTCTGATCTTATGTGTATCGATTATGCCATTGAAAAAATTGGGTCCCTTTCTTTTGGGCAAATTCGTGACCTCAGCCATGATGAGGTATGGCAGTCCGCGAATGAAAATGAAGAGATCCCCCTTGAAGTTATAGCTTCAAGTTGTAAAGATGGAGACAAGTTAGTTTCATATCTTTTCAACGGAAGATAGCATGCCCACATTTGGAGATTTTTTGCCTGAACGATTCCGGCGAACTTTTGCGGCGTCGCATAATCTGTCCGTGGGTGACGTGCTCTATCTGCACTGTGATTTTATTACTCCCGAGAAATGTAAATATATGGTGGTTTGCTGCTGTGAACCATTATTGATTCTTCTAATAAACTCGGAAATTAATGAGTTTATTTTATCCCGCAGTGCCCTTTTACAATGTCAGGTGGATTTGCCCGAATCAGAGCACCCTTTCTTGGAGTGGGATTCTGTGGTCAACTGCATTGAAGCGCACCAAGCCTTTGATATTAATGAAGTCAGAGAGCTTATTATTGAAGACTATCAGAAAGTATTTAAAGGTCGAGTTGTTGATTACTGTTTGCGTAATATATTGCAGGCTGTGGAACTATCAGAGGTAATGCTAAGATCTCATAAACGAGCAATCGTTGCTGCAATGAGCCATTATCGATAA